GGATACTGTACGGTCGATGTCCCAGAGGACACGCATGATCTCGATCAGCTCATTAGCTGCTTTAGCACCAGAGATCGGGGTAGATGCTGGGAATACAACAACGTCACCGAAGGAGCTTTTGAAGAAGCGATCTCTAGGGCGAGTGCGCTTGCCATAAGTAATTCCACTTAAATCTATACCATAGAGCACGCTACCAATATCATAGATAAGTGAATTAACCGTTAGATCGCTGGGTGGGTTAAATCCATCAGTGATGATTATACGATCACCAGGAGCTTTCTCACGGATACGATCACCAACAGTACCAGCGTAGGAGTGTGTTGGATAGAGTTGTAGCTGTTTTGGATAATTTGCCATAGTTTAGGTTTCCCCTTCGTTTTGTACTGTAAATGTAATCTGAGCAGGCTTACCAAACCTATCGATGAGATGGACATGGTAAGTTGTCTCAGTCTCACCCACCTCTTTAGACACACCATAGCCAGTATGGGAGATAGGAAGACGAGCCTCAAGCTGTACCAACCTATGCTGTACACCTTCTAAGATATGGTGGACAAGGTTCAGGTCAGCTTCTAGCTCAGCGTTTGTTGCAGGCATGATTAATCATCAAGGTTTAATAATGGAGTACACCTCATCAGCAATCTCCTTGTACTCCTCAGGGCTGATCACTCCCCGCTCCAGTAGACGCTCCGCTATAGACAGGCGAGCGAGACCCTCCTCATAGTTGAGGATCTTAGAGCAGTCACCCTTATCAGGGTGGAATGGAATGATGAAGCCAAAGGAGACAGACTCTTCCCCTCGTTCAGTCCCTGCTGATCCATAGATGCTTGGAGACATGCCAGACTTAGCCAGACAACGTACACCTAGAGCTCCATCAATGGAGATCTCTGGGCTAGTTACAGTCGGGATGACTTGGTAGGCTTGGGCGGGAGCAGCGAGCAGGACCGATAAACAACCGATAAGGTATTGGGACCACCTGGCTTGTGTGTTGTTTGAGCGCATAATGCTTTAGTGTCAGGGTGGGTTCTAACGTGAACTTTACGAGGGTGGGATGAGGCAGTGTATGAGGTGATGAAGGAAGCAGCCTTGACATACTCACCACTGGTTTTCATCTCAACTATCCTCACCATCACACCTGGTGTTGCGTTAACAACCAGGGTTACCTGAGGCAGGAAGGAGGATACAGCAATAATACCAGCAGCAATTGAGATCATCAGGGAGTAGCAATACAGGTGAGTTCAGCAGCAGAGGTGTAAGCACCAGCTGTCAGAGTACCATCAGAGGATGACAGGGATACAGTGTAGTTAACCGTGTCTGTAAGCTCTCCAGTGATAGCCTGGGTGTCCCCAGCAGAGTCAGTAGAGGACAGGTTAAGGGTTGTACCAATAGCTGTTGTAGTGGCCTGTAGGTTAGTATCAGGGCCAGTAGCAGTTACCAGAGACAACGAGTAAGTTGTGTTTCCATTCTGAGAAACAGAACCAGCACCAGTAGCAGTCAGCTGGTTGTTACCAGTAGACACAAGGTTGAGGGAGCTGTTACCCACAACACTACAGGCATAAGGTTGGGTACCAGAGCCACCCACGTTGTCAGCAAGAGCTGCCATTGGGGAGAGGGCCAGCAGTGTAGCAAGTAGAATCTTTTTCATAATTAAGCAATCATTAGATGGAAGTCAGCCAGGGACATCGAGCCCTTGGCTTGGTTACATGGACGACATGCAGTGGTCACATTGGTATCATCCCAACGAGCCCCACCCTTTGAGCGGGGTACTATGTGGTCTAAAGTTAAGTTGTCTGGTGATCCACAGTATGTGCAGCGGTTGCCATCACGAATAAAGATGTTCTCCCTCCACATCTTCTTAGCATCGCTGCTTCGGAAGGTAAGGAGGTCTTGCATTAGGCTCTGTGGGGTGTTCATAAGTCCGTAGTAGGTGGCTGGTTTACTTACGTTTGGGTCTTCCTCCAGACCCTTGACGGGCCCGGTTCTTCTTGGGAGACTCTCTGACTAGCTTCCCACTCTTGGTGTGGGAGTAATCTTTGCCGCCTTTGCCGTAGTTACCATCCTCTCGTCTGGCTGCATTTAACTCGGCTCGGTACGTCTTGTTGGCTGTCGTCTTGTTACGCTTGCGTTGTGCAGCGTTCTTTTTCGCTCGTGCCTTTGGGTTCTTTGCGTAGTAACGCGCAGACTTACCAGGGCTTCTTGTTCGTTTTGGGGCCATTAGATGTGCCTCTGAACTTCGTCAAATGATAGATCAGGTAGCTCAGCTAGTAAGCCAGCTAAGGGGCTACCAGAGACAGGGACGCCAGTGATACCATTAACCTTAAGCCAGTCAATAGCAGCACGGAGATCTGCGGTAGTAGCTTCTCCTGACTTGATGCGGTCGATGATCTCAACTGTCAGCATAGAATGTAGCTGATCAAAGAGATCTTCAGATGCCCGTTTAGCCATGGATCACTCTCCCAATCCTTTGAGCTCCTCCAGCAAGCCCTCCACGCGAGCGCGTAGTTCTGCAACCTTCTCGTCTTCTTTACGAGCAGGCTTGAGGGTGTCAATCAGGCTCTTGATGAGTTGAGCAACACTGTTCTCTTTCAGTTTGGAGGATCCGATAACTTCGGATGCAACGAAGGCAGCAAGGAAGCCGATTGCTTCGAAGCTTAGTTTGACGCCGAGAATTTCGATCATGAGTCTTTGTGATGAGGGTAAAGGTTGTGCCCAATCTTATGGGCTAAAGCATTAATCATTTCTTTGTAGTGATCAGGTTTCTTTTCTTCAGGATCCCAAACCACTACTAAGAGTCCCCAAGCATCATCGTTACCCCACACAGCACAAGCCGTGTTGGGGGATTTACGATTCAGCTCAGTACATATACGGAGAGACAGCTTACCTACGTCATCGGCATCTGTTGTCCAGAAATGTCCTAAGGGGAGGGGGTCTTGTGTTGTACCTGCTGAGTGCATTACATCAAGCGTATGAGCATCAGGCCAGCTATAAAGCCATATACCATCGATGCTTTCATACGCTCGTTGAGTGTCAGCCATTAAGGTCTTCACAACTGCGAAGGCTTCAGGGTCCTTCTCGATACGTTCTTCCAGTGTGTGGAGGTTCGTTTGTTCTTCTTGATACTCTTGATACGTTGTAAACCCAACAAAGAATAGGCCTGAAAGAACCAAAGAAGTCATAATCTTCCTTGACCAAGAGGCCCATCCATCGTCAGTAGTGATCAGGTGATCAACAAATTTAATTAGATCATTCACGGAACTGGAGTAAGTGTACTGGTTCAGTGAGCTATGAGGTTATTCCACCCAGGTTTGAACTGGGTAGATGTATTGGCTAGACCTGTGGCATGTTGTCGCCTTGTATTCTCAGAGAGGGTAACCCACTCAAGGTTGTCTAGACGGTTGTTCAGTTTGTCACCATCAATATGGTCAACAGTGAGTGAGCAATCGCCTTCAACAAAGGCCTCAGCCATAAGCCTGTGAACGTACTTACGGTGCTGCTTGTTATCCTTCCATAGGTTTAGTACGAGGTAACCATGCTTGTCTAGTGTAGTTTTCTTGTTGCGTATTTGGGCTCCACGGGATCGTTTGATCCTACGGACGTTACCCCAACTGCTGACCTGATAAACACCTTCAAAGTCGGTGATGTCAGCCCAGTACTCGTTTGCAGATTTCATACTTGTGATAGCGATCAGTTAGGCCGTTTGTGCCACCGTTAATACGACGACATACGGCATCAAAGCCTTGTGTTTGAGCACACTCAAGCAGCCTATTCTCATGGATCCACGTCTCCGCAGATCTGAATGGATAGACCTCTGCTACATAGTCAACCCCTTCCATAATCCTGGGGTCTCCTATGGCTGCACAGAGGCGTGAGTAGTTGTGCTTACCTGTTAGTTGCAGAACACCGGCCCCCTTATAGCGGGGACCGTCACCTGGCTGGTCATTACCCAAATCAGAGCGATATTCATAGGCCCGGCCGTCTGCTAGTTCCTTCAGGAATTTAAGATTACATGTTTCATGCAAGATGTTAGCCATCAGCATGCACGTAGCCTCAATATCCTGATCGAAACCAGTAACAGCTAGGAGCTTGTTGCAGTCATCCACCTCCTGCTGGGTGAACAGCTCAGCAGCATAACCTGTGAGCTGGGAGAATACCTCAGCCGTGATGATGCCACCCACCGGCTCTGGGGCCTCTGGGGCGTCCCTGTAGGCGTCCATAAACACCTGCTGGGTATATTCATCAAGAGACTCCCAAAGGTACTCCCAGGCGGCATCCTGGTGGGGCTGAGCAGCATAGTATTTAGCTGCGTTGATGAGAAAGGACATAGTTAAGGATTCTCTAAAGCAGTGACTCTTGCCACTAGGTCATTAAATTGAGCGACGGTGAATGTTGATGGCAACGTTGCATTCGTGGCGTGGACTATTATTCCAAAATCAAGATCGGCGGCCCCTCCACCTGTACCATTAATAGCTGCCAAGAATCCATTTACAGTTTTATTCGAGGGATAACTGAATCCATTTGCAGCTGATTGGACATTCACTTCTGCCAGGTAGTTAGTGTCTGGCATCGGAGTAGTAAAGGTGACAAGGTACCTACCCTGTTCAGATCTGACAACACTATCAATGTTAAAGCTAGCGTCAATAGTTCCATCTGCTTGACAGGTTGCCCAAGCATCTGTACCTGTTCCTCCCTTTGGGGGGAGAGCGTTGGACGAAAAGACGGCTACAGCATGATCTTTATCGGTATTACCATTATCACTTAATTGTTTTGTAGTGACAGTAAATCCATTCGCTGTTATGCTACCGATACTCAAAACTCCAGATGCGCTTAGTGATCCAGAAACCGATCCAATAACCGAATAATTGGCGTTCGGCATCGGTGTAGCAAATGTATATAGGTACTTACCGGCGCCAGTTCTAGTAACACCGGCAATGTTCAACGCACCCGTAACACTACCATTTTCAGCTACTTGGGCCCAAGCACTAGCACCATTGTAGTTAATAGTAGTACTACCACTACCACCTGTAACTACACTCCAGCCTGCGTCTTGACGCGCATACTGGTTACCATCAATAGGGGCTTCTCCTACACCACCACTACCAACGCTAGACCAACCTGCATTGGTATAACCTTCAAACTGATCAGTGACAGTGTTGTAGCGGAGATACCCTTCCTGAGGGGATACATCACGCTCAGCTGTAGAACCTGATGGGATAACAGCGGAGCCTGTAGATGATGTTAGATCAACCTTAGTACTGGCAACAACAAGGGCGTTATCTGCCTTAGCATCAGCTGCATTAGCAGAGGTTTGAGCATCAGTGGCGGCTGCAAGAGCTACAGTTGCGTCAGCGAGCGCCTGATCAGCCGTATCCTTCACTAAGACCGCATCAGCTCCATCAACGTATGCTTCGACCTCCTGAATAGCGTAAACAGTCTGGACGAAGTTGTCATTCAGATCTTGAGCACGGATGGCAGAGCCTGGATAGAATGTGGCTACAGGGTCTGAAGTGTCGGTTTCTCGGTAGATTCTAATATCAGTTCCAGTGGGAGGGGCTGAGACTAGTTCTACAGTTGTAGCATTGGCTAGAGAGTATTCAGTTGTATCAGTACCGTTAAAACTTACTTTAACGTCTGTAGGGTTAATATAGGGGAATGTAAAAGAGTAGAGAACGGTAGAACCGTCCCCTACGTATAGATTTTCAGTTGATGCCATGCTGTTCAGCTAGTTGTTGTAGGTAGTTGTCACCCCTAGAGGCGAATTTGGTCTTATTCTTCTGATGCTTGTTGTAACGAATCTCCTCAGCCAGTGCTGCAAACTCAGGATCAGAGTCAAGGCTGCGTACAGCCATGTCCCTATACTTCATAATGATGTCATGAGTCTTGGAGTAGAAGGGGAACACCTGCTTATAGTCACCCTCGACCTTATTTTCCTGGGCTAACTTGATAAACAATGCACGATCCTCTTCCCACTTAGGGTTAGAGGCGAACTCATCCAAAGCTTTACCCAGTCCCAGTTCTCCCATCTTCTTAGAGATAGCAGATCTGTGCTCAGGCTTGAGCTTAATACCACCCATTGTGGTAAAAACCATATTCTTATCGTACTGAAGGTCCTCTAACCAGTCCCGACCAGGGGAAGCCCCACGATCATGGACGTTCATAGGGTTAATGGTGGCATTCATACCCGAGTTAAGGTTCTTAACGGGGGTACCATCCAGCATATCATAATGAACAGCACCGTCACCCATTGCACCAAAGGTAAAGGTGTCCAAGAACCTCTGCATTTGGTTCTCAAATTCCATCTTATAAGGACGGAAGATGTTGTTAACTTGCCTACGCTGCGAAGATATAGGGAGAAAGCTGTTAGCAACACCTGTAATGGTAGCTTGAATGTTCTCTGCTGTGTTACCTTGGGGGTTGAGCAGGATACCCAGAGGACGAAGACCAGCAGTCACAGAGCGTTGGGTGAGGTTAGCTGATAAAGTGTAAGCCAGATAGCTCATCAGATACCCTGCTTGGTCCTCACTAAGCTGACTCTTCTGGAATGCATCACCCACAGTAGCAACAAAGCGGAGTGGGAAGTCAAATGGAGCCATACGGCTGTAGTCAATCCACTTACCACCAACGTTGATGGAGTAAGGAGGACGAGCCTGGATCTGACGCTGTGTAGCTTTAGGATCAGGAGCACCAGTGATGTTTCCACTCATGTACATAAGGCCAGCTGAGCCTACTAAGCCGTAGCCAATACGCTCACGACCCTTCATAACAGCCTTAGCCCACTCATCAGTACCTTGCATAACGGCCTTGTACTCACTTGTGAAGCGTGCAAGGATTGGAGTATGCTCCATACCGAACACAGTGATGTTGTGGCCAGTCTTGACGAAGGGGAAGAAGATGCGTAGGACAGGGTTCTCACCTACAGCAGCACCAAAGGCGGCTGCGTTACCCTTAAGGGCTTGCTGGAAGTTACCTTCCTGAGCGACATTGAGTACATCGGGATCAAGGATCTCACCAGTATTAGGATCAATAGCGTCAGCGCGGTTCTTCTCTAACAAAGCATCAAAGGTGTCCCAAAGAGAACGACCAGAGTCATCACCAGCTTCGAGAGCCTTAGTGAATGTACGGTTCTGATACTCAATGCGGGCAGTCCACGCTTTCATGAACTCGTCAGTGGTTGTCATGACCTTAGTGGGCCAGGACAGCCAGGGATTATCCACTACACCATGCATAAACTCCAGCATACGGACTCCCATAGCCAGTTTCTTATCACCTGTAGACTCTGCTGTCTCCTTAAGGACGGCAAGAGCGTTGACAGTCTCCTCAGAGCCCACACCGTGGGTCATCTTCTTGGAGGTATCAGAGACAGGCTCCCCAGTCTTCCAAGCCATCATAGCTTGAGACCAGGCCTCATCCATATTACGCTTAAAGTTCCACTGTGCTGCACGCATGTGACGGAAATCACCAGTACCAAGGGCACCAGCAAGGGGCCGTAGCCATGCGTTAGTTGCAGAAGACAGGCCGTTAACGATGTGGGTCTCTGTATTGGAGAGCAATGAGTTGAAGAAAGAGCGGAACGCAATGTTCTGTCCCTCCACCCAGAAGCTGTCCCAGATGCCTCTCATCTTAGCGGGGTTACCATCGGCCAGAGCAAGCTGTGAAGCCATCTTCTGGGCCTTCAGACGGGCCTTAGGGGAGCCATCAGCTAAAGCTTCTAGCATCTCATCCATCTTCTCCATACCTGTATCAAACATCTTCTGTTGCTTAGCAACGTCAATGGTAGGTACTTTGAACTTCTTACCGAAGAGGTCAATCTGGTGGTTGTACAACATACGACCAGCAGTAGAGGCGGTTTCATGATGCACACGCATCAGAGCACCCAGCGTATCGATCATCTCGACAGCATGGACTGTGTTGTCCATACCTGCTGCTCCTAGATCACCCACAGCCTTGATCTCCTTGTGGAGTTCTGAGGACAGAGCTTTCATCAGGGCATTGACAGTGACAATACCTTCATCAGTCAGGACTTCGGACTTACCAAAGGCCATCTTAGGGAGGTTCATCTCTGCATAAGGCAGGTTGATGTTCTCATTGAAAGTCTTGAGAGCACGCTCTCCAACCTCACGTGGGGAGATCTTCAGGTAGTCTGCAACCTCTTGTACCTTGACACGGTTAGCCCGTACAAGGGAATCAATCCACTTCTTATTGTTGGCATTAGGATCACCTCCCATACCTTTCTTGATAGCCTGGATACGGCTCTTAGTCAGAGGACTACGAGTAGCTGTCTTAAGCCGTTGACCTTGACGAGGGGTGGTGATAGCATCTCCAGCAGCCTTGGTAAAGTCAGGGGTGACCTTACTAGGGCTAGGAGCAGCCATAGGACCCTTTAAATGTCCATTTTTAGATTCCCGAAGGACGTCTGACCCCCACGTGGGGATAACAGTATCACCTTGAACGTCATAGATACCCTTCTGATCAAAGGCTTGACCAAGTAACTCAGCTTGAGCGCGGTCAGGAACCACACGGCTAAGCTCGATCTCTACAACACCTGTATCAGGGGCCTTCCAAGCACCAAGGTAAACATCCTCACGTGAGAGGACGTCAGCGTGCTTCTGTAGGAAAGCTTGTACAGTCTCATGGTCAAACTTAGAGATGGAAGCACCATCAATAGCTACAGCAAAACCCTCAGCAGGCTCAGCACCTGTGAAGGGGTTACGTGTGAAGCCACCATCTGGATCCAAAGCCTCAATAGCTCGGTAGATACCACCGTTGAAGTCGTTAGGAAGCTGACGAGCAGCTGGAGTGAAGTACTCAGGGAAGACATTAGCCATATCATCCCAAGTTACAGGGATGCCCTTCTCGTACTGATCCATCACAGGACGGAACCGTTGGAAGTGTGTCTCATCTCCAAGCTCTTTCAAGCGGTTGAAGACCTGCTTAGCACCAACTGGTACGTCGATGGTTGTGGTGTCATTGAGAGTCCTTTGAGCGGCATCAATGAATGCCTCCACCTTAGCTTCCTTTGCAGCTCCTGTTGGTAGGTTACGTACAGCAGCCATACCTGCGATAGGAGCGCCAATAGCACCCACCATAGCTCCAAGACCGAAGCCTTCTACCATATTCTTCAGAGCATTGGCATAGGGACCGTCACCATCATCTACAGCTAAAGCTGTTAACCATGTTGGATACCAGTCAGGAGCGTGCTCCTTGATGAGATTAGAGAGGTTATCGTTACCACCTAAGCCATCAATGAAGTCAGCGGCCATGCCGTACATACCTTCTTTGGCAGCTGTAGAAGCGATGACCTGTGCCTTTTGAGCCTTAGTACCAGCGGCAGCCATCTTGGCTCCAACACCAGCAACGCTCTTAAAGCCACCAGTTGCACCCATGATGATAGCAAACTCCCCAAAGCCTTGGGCAATCTGACCGACAGGAGTCTGAGCACCTACCTCATCCTTGCCAAGGTTCCATTTGGCCCACTCATATTGATTGCTAAATGGGTTCTGCTTACCATCTTCTTCTGCCAGACCCACAAGAGAGGGGATTGACTTGATGGTATCACCAAGAACCTCAGCAGCTCCAAGGGTCTGCTGTAGAGCCCCTAGCCCTGCGCCGGCTACTATGTTCCCAGGCTCAGCAATGACGTCAGTGACACCAGTCTGATCCTCTTCTCGTCCTGTTACTTGCTTCTCGTTGATCTCCTCTCTACTGAGTTGATCCCCTTGAAACGTGTTATCAATGGTATCTCTAAGATCTCCCATAAGGGAGTCAATAGCGTTAGTAGCACCCCCAGAACCCTCACCACCCCGAAGGGCGCTGAAGGCATTACCGAGGGAGCCCAGGAGACCCCCATCTTCTCCATGGGGAGCTCCCTTCTGCTCCTCTTCGACTGGAGCAACCTCTTCTGGCTCGACTTGAAGAGCTTCCTCTTCTTCCTCTTCGGGGGTCCAGTCTAGGGTCTCTCCTTTTGGTATATGTGAATAGTCCTCAGCGCCTGCAAAGGCAGACAGAGTAGCTTGACTGAACTCTTGATCTTCCATAAAAGTTGCTCGTAAGCGTTAGATTAACATGCCATTAGCTGGCTGAATTTGACTTGTTCCATGGACAAAGGCGTACCTTTTACCTCCAGGAACTTCAATAAGAAGACGGTGCGAACCCTCTCCACTTGCTGAGTTGTCAACCCAGTTCTCAACCACTCTAGCCCCATTAGTCAGATAGATCTCTCTATTAGGCTGATAGGATGCATAGTCGATCCCGTGGGATCCTCTGTTGCGGTGGTCTTGTTCGGTCTGTGTGACCTCCATAGCTTGAGATAGGGGTGTCAGTCCGTTGTTAGTAGCCACAGCCACATAACGGTCTAACTCTCCCCGCGTAAGTCTGATACTCTTATCACCATACAGACCGCCTGGGGTTACCCCTTTGACGTCTAGGTGATCACCTGTGGAACCATAGCCAAGGGTTCCGGTGGTATAGACTTTACGTGGTTGGCTTGCACTATTGGCTACAGTCATCACTCTACCTGCTTGTCGTCCGTAGCCATCCATGATTGCTGCCCGTACCTGTAGATCGCTAGAACGTGGGTTCATAACAGTCTGATAGGCACGGGGGTTGCTCACAAGGAGGGTCTCCATGATATGGATAGGATCCACAGCACCACCATTAGGACCACTCAGCCAGGGGGCTGGAGGGAGGGGTTGCTGGGCTGCGTTATTCATCAACTGAATAGCACCTGGATCTTTCTCGTTCACACCAACCCAGGCTGTAGGATTGACGCGCAAGTAATCAAGTGTGATGTAGTCCTGTGTTGCCTTGTCGAACTTAGCAGTCAGAGGAATGCCAAGCTTCTGAACACGCTCTTTAAGCGTGCTGTGGATGAACTGATAACGACCAGCAGCATGGATACGACCAGCTGCACCGTGTTGGAGGAGTTCTCCAATAGTCATATCAGTGAGTTCCTTGCCAAAGGTATCTTTAGCAGCACCTGAGCCATACGCAACACGTCCCCCGTGAGAGCCGCCTTTGTTCATAGCATCATAACCCCAACCACCAGATTCTGGCTTAGCGATGCGATTAAGCACATCACGTTGGAGTTGACTCATACCCTTCAGTCCACCCCTGTTGTCACCTGCAACGTAGTTAACCTGGGTAAGATTAGCTAGTTGCAAGGATGCTTTGACGGGCACACCATAGGCTTGAAATTCAGACATTGAAGTCCGAAGGTTAACTGGAGCAGCATTACGGAGTTCTTCTAGGCGTTCTTGTCGTTGTTCTAGTCGATATTGACCAGTGAGAGCCCCCAGTGAGCCAAAGCCCTGGAGTCTCATCTGGTTGTCTACCAACTCTCTGGTAGAGATACCAAGCTCACCAGCCATCTCAATCGTACGGACACTAGGTGCCTTTCCTCTTGACATAGCATCAGCATCAGCCCGGAGGTCTGTAGGACTAACAAGGATGTCCCTGGTAGTCTGTACTGCGTTAGGCGTCTTGCGGATCTCTCTGATCTCTTCAGGGGTGTGAGCGGAGTACCTACGTGCTTGGGACTTATCTAAGGTGATAGTCTTAGGCCTCCCTGGTAGAGAGCTCTTAAAGCCAAGGAACGCTCCACCCTCGGAAGCATCTAGCTGATACTCAGGCCTGTTCAGGAGCTGCTTGATATACGTATCCACCATTGCTGATGGATCCCCATCGGGGTTATCTTTAGCCCACTTAGCTAACATCTTAGTCAGCTGGGCATTCATGTGGCGAGCTCTTATCTTGATCTGAGCAGAGCTAGAACGGAGTTCCTCATTAGAGAGTGGAGCATCAATACGGACACCATTCTCAAAGACATTGTTCTTGAGGTTGTTCTCAAGACTTGACTCTAGTCCTTTAGTGACGCCGGTAGCCCTGGCTACATGCTCTTGACCTACAGCATTAGGACCATACTTCTCATACACATCAGGACTAATCTTACCTTCAGCTAAGAAGGCATCCATCTCTTCCTGTGTGTAGGGATCTTCAGATTTAAAGCGGAGCTCAATATCAGCCTCAAGGGAGTCAACGATACCAAGACCATTACCCATCAGGAGCTTAGCCTGCTTAAGAGCGGCTACTGACCCGTTCTTCTGAAGAGCGGCAATAGCAGCTGCCTTGTTCTTTGGGGTAGGGTTCTTGAGGTAGTCCTTGGAAATCTGAGCGATCTCGAAGGTATCCTTCTGAGCTTCATGACTGAAGTCAGCCATAGCGGCTTTCTCAGCTTTGTCTAGGGAATCCCTGAACAATGCCTGATAACGGGCATCTCCTCCAAGGATTGTACCATTATTACCCGGTACCCCTTCAACACCCATTAGCTCCCTGATCCTACGGACACCATCCACAGGATCGTTCGCATAGGTGTTCAGGAGCCCCTCCAATGCTCTACGCTGGGATAGGGGGTTACGACCTCCATCAGTGACAGCGGTGGCCTCTGTGGCCTTCCTCCAGGCGTCAGCAGCGTTGAACTCTAGACCAGCAACAGCAATGTTATCTGCTTCCTCTAGGTTAGCGATCTCACCTTGCTGCTTAGCCCTACGAGAGAACATGCTGGAGATAGCACTAGAGGTGTTACCCTGCATTGTGCGGGCAAGCTCCAGGAGCATCCTACGATCACCACCTGTAACTCCAGCAGCAAACTGCTTGTTAAGACGGGTGGTCTCAGCCATGATCTGCTCGTCAGTCATGCCCGCGAGGTTCATCTCACGCACCTGTTCTAGCAGCCACGGACCATGCATGGTCTTAGCCTGAGCTGTAGTCCTACGGATAGGAGCTTCTTGGTTGTAGGTGGAACTAGCGCCTAGCTGTTGGGCTGTGTTAACATCACCCTGAGCATACAGGTCTTGCTGTACCTCACCAATAGCTTGGGACTCAGCTTGTACCTGGTACTCACGCTCTTCGACGCCCTGGATAGCTTCCTCGGTGGAGTCATTAAACCCACCAAGTCCGAACTGAGCAAGGATACCATTCTCATATTCCTCCTGTTCTTTAACAGCTTGACGCTGTTCAGCTTCTTTGCCAAACTGTTGTAGGGCTCCAGCTGCTGTTGAGGAGAAGCTAGCCAGTCCTTTTAACAGACTGAGGTTAGCATTATCCTTAGAGTGTTGGATAGTCTGACGAGCCTTCTCAATGGTATGTTCACCACGTTGAATGCCTTGGTCAATCTGTTGTTGACGGGCGAGAGCACGTGCCTTGACCTTTTCACGATCTAAGGCAGCTTGAGCTTTAAGTTGTTCTTGTCTTGTTCTATCGATAGCTTGCTCAGGGGCAAACCCACGAGACTGTGCATTCCTTTGGTAGCCTCCTTCGAATTGAGGAGCTTCATAAATTCTGGCCATTTAGCTCCAATTGTAAGTGGGGATACCTAGATTTAGATTCTCACCGACTCCTTGAGGGTCAGGTGTGAATAGTGGGGCTTCAACAGTAGGCATTAACTTGCTATAGGCAGCATTGTTAGCTGACTTAGCTTGTGTATAGCCGATGTCCATCCCGATAGCAGCAGCTTGCTCAGCGCTCCGTAAGGAGGCATTCTGTTCAGCAGTAGCAAACCCTGCCTGACGGTCCACATCCATGGCTAAGAGGCCCACAGACTGACCTGTAGCCCCTGAGGCTAGAATCTTACCTCTAGCTCCAATAGACTTGGCATAGTTGGCCTGAGCTTTGAATGCGGCTGCTGTCTGGGCTTCCTTAAGTTTGACTTGTTCTTGAGTGAAGGTCTTGTTAGCTGCTTCGTTATTGTTGTTAATTTGTTGGTAGTAGGAGAGACGGTTGGCCTGTTGAGCTCTAACCTCTCCCCGATGTTTCTGTACTTGAGCTTGACGCTCTTGGAATGCACTACGTTGGGCCTGCTGATATTGCAGATCCATATTCTGCTGGGCCTGTTGAGCCTGTAGTATCGCAGCCTGTTGCTGCTGTTGTGCCTGCTGTTGGCCTTGCATAATACCAATAGCAGACGAAGCGAGTCCACCAATGGTACCGATTGCAGACAAGGCTGGTGCAGCGGCAGCTAATGCCATTACGCACATAGTTTTACAATCTCATAATAAGGTAGGTAGAGCGGTGCTGGCTGTAACATGCGAAGGGCTTTGAAGCCTAGCATCTTAAGCAGCTTGTGGTGGAAGGTGTTACGTATATCTGTATAGTTCCAGAGTACGTCATAGTTCTTTTCTTCTTTGGCTAGCCACTTCTTAGCCTGTTTGACAAAAGTTATGGGTTGAGCTGTGAGTCCTGGTGTACATATCATCCAGATAATCCCATTCCTGGGGATACCTGAAGGACAAATACCAGCGACTCCGCAGATGATGCCCTCTCGATCATAGAACGAGACAGCAACGTCACTCAGAGCCACGGAGAAAGGCAGAGAGCCTAGGTTATGACCTAGACCCTCTATCTCCATCTTATCTTCGGTGCGGATGTTCTTAGCCACCTCTAGGGCGTCTTGAATTGTAGCCTTCTTGATGGCAAAGTGCATTGGATGGTTAGCGAAGTGGACGGACTCCTCGGTTGTTGTATGAACCTTCCCAACTATAGCCAGTGATAGATGAGGGGAAAGGGTCGGGAGCTTTGATAGTTATTCTGCTTAGATTACCAGGGGCAAACACAGGAACACTGGCCTCACCAATCTCAGCCACTGGAATCGCATCAGCATCATAGATGTTAGCAGGTGTAATCTCGATACTTTTAACTGCATCCTCATAACCGAGTCGGGATAGTACTACCTCATAGCGACCTGAGTAGTAGAGATCGAGGTGTATGAAAGACACCATAGGTACATTGACCCTATCTGCTTTGTTATCTGTCTTCATGTAGACGCCAGGTAACTCCACAGAAGCATCATAACCACACCCTACAACGTAGTCCCCTATGACACGGTTCTTCTCAACAATCATATAAGGGCCAGTTCCATCCACTAAAACATCAGCATCAATGAAAGCACCTTTAGTAGGGCCTCCTGTGGTGATGAGGGTGTATCTAGCCCCAGCTATGTAGGCATCATCGATAAACCTAATCAGTGAAGTGGTGGTAGTATCCTCCTCCACAGTGAATCCATTATTAGAGATAGACACATCTAATCTCGGGGAGAAACTAGAGAAGCCCACATCGATAGGAGCTTGATCAGGATCATCTGTTAGTTCTGATTTACACAGAAGATACTTAGTTCCATCATACTGGACAGTGTAGAAGAGATCATCTTCAGCCGCAAAGAGCTTGACCTTGCATGGATAGATCCAACGGGTCCATCCTGCTAGCTGTCTTTCATCTCCATTGTTGAAGAACTTGAACACAAAGACCTCTTCAGTACCCTCTCCATAGACAAGCATGTTGTTATTAGGCAACACCTCTCCCCAGATGAAGTTTGGAGGCAGGTACTCAGGGATGACCCTTGTAATGTCTGCAACCTGTGGTCTGTTCTCTACAGAGTCAACAGCCATCTCCATAACCTTAGAGTAGGTCTGGCTCTCAGAGATGAATGAGACGGACACCCCAGAGTTAAGGGGTAATACCTTAGACCTGTAGAAGTAGTTACTTATCTCTGTCATCTTGACAGTAGACGAAGCAAATGAGATTTCAGTTGACGAAAGGAGGAACTGACTCCTCTCTGCAAATAGAACTAAACCTTTTGGGGTTCCTACAACGCCTTTAAGAATGGCAGGGATGGTTGAGGAAGCTGTAAGATCAATAGGATCAGCATCAGAGATAGCAATAGCTGAGCCAGAGAAGAAGTTGAAGTAGTCTCCAGGTTGAGACATGATTACTGCATCTTCAGAGAGGAAACCTAGACGGTTTGCAAAGAAGAACATATTAGAGACCCCCCTACCCACAAACGTGGGTTCTGGGTTGGTCTTCTCATCGCCTACCTCCCTCTGGGCCCACCCACCAAATGCGTTGGAAGTGTTTAAGGCATCTAGTGTGAAGGAGCCATCAGCCTGCCGTACAAGGGCATGGGGCATTGTGGAGCTGTTGATGGTCGTCTTGATACCAGGAGCCACCGTCTCAGTCCAAGAGCCTGCCCCAGGGATACCAGGAGCCTCTGCTTCAAACTTGACATAGTAGTCATCAGCCTCAGCATCATCAGTGTTATTGACTTTGACTAGGTACCCATCGAAACATTGAGTAGGTAACTCAGAAACATCACGCGCAAGACCCTTGATAACGGTCATTGCTTTATTAGTGACACCTCCTCTTACGCTTAAGTTGAAGTCTCTACCATCTGTCCTGGTGATCTTGATAATGTTACCAACAACTTCCGCTGAGAAGTTTGCAATACCGCCAACAGCAGACGCTAGACCGTTAACAACAGCACCTACATCAAGAACTCCTGTAGAGGAGTCTACCGGAGTGGTGAAGCTCGCAGTACCTGCACTGTTATAAGCATAGGTAAAGCGTTCAGAAGTTACACGGATTTTGTAACTACGTCCATTCATGCTGACTGTGGTGGTGTCACCTACTCTCCAGCCCACACCTCCATTCAGGAGCTGTACATCCACGCGGTGGCGCGACATGTATTTAGCATTAGAGTTCTGCCTTTGCTCCTCTTCCCTGATTATGACAAGACCGTTGTGATTATCTATCACAGTATCGCCTACCCTAGAAGCCCTGCTCTGCCATACGCTGTCAAACACATCGCACTTAAATAGAGGGAACCCGGCAATCCAGTCACCCTTAAACCCATCGAACTGGGTAATGGCCCTAGCTTCTCTAATATTATCAGGGGGTGAGAGAAAATCAACTTTCTTGACCCTACGTTGGAGAGTATTACCTCCAACCAAGTATGGGGTACATTGATTAACTACCCTGAAGGAAAGGCCTGATTTACCAGAACCAGATTGTGTGAAGATTTGAGCCCCAGACTCAGAACAGGAACCTCCATCATCTCTCTCGTATGAGCCTGGAATGATTTCTATACCAGTTGCGGTATAGACT